GAATGCCATTTCTTGGAACACATTAGAACCGCCATCGCCAAGAGCTTCTGATTTACCAGTAGTCATTGTGTTTGGTAATGATGCAAACAATGTGTTAGCGAAAACATTACCTGAAGCAGCTGTATCAGACTGCAATGAAATTGAAGGAACCGCAGCAGTAGCGCCACCAGAGAAGCCTGCATTTGCTTCGTCATAGAATGCTTCTGTGCCAAGTTGTGTTGCATAGCGTGAACGCATTGCAAAAATCAAACCAGTTGGACCTGTCATTGGTTGAACGCCTGCGATATCATAAGCGATAAGGTTAGGCAATGAACGGCGAACTAGAGAGATTAAGATTGGATCAAAACCTGCAACAGGTGATGATGCAGAACCACCAAAACCGCCAGAGGCGACTGTGTTGGTCATTGAGTTTGTTGGACCGGCTTCTGTAAGAATACCTGCAGCCTTTTGCATTTCTTGAGCTTGGTTCTCAAGAATAACAGCAGTTACAGCTTTCTTATATGGGTCTTTAATAGGTGCTAATTCTGGATGATCCAGAACGCCTTCCCATTTTTTTTGTAATTGTTCGGACAAATACATTGAGATTCTCCTTAGAGTTTAATTAAATTTTTGTTTTTGAAATTGCTTGTGATACCATTGCAACTAGAGGGTCGTTAATATCAACCTTCTTAGCATCAGTATCTTCTACCTGTTCGTGTAAGTCTCTTTCATCTGCTTTTTTAACACCAGATGGAAAATAGTTCTCACGAATTGTCTCAATCTTATTTTTGTATTCGTCCTCTGTGGAGAATTCTACACTCTCTGCGAGTGATTTGATTTTTTCGATTTGAGTTGTTGTGAGACCATCACATACTTCACGGGTAATATCATTCTTGCGGGACTCTACAAGTGCTTTTGCAAAACCAACACCACGCTCGATTTCTTCGTTGAGTTTACCTTCAAGTTCTTCAACTTTACCGGCAAGTTCATCAACCAAGTCAACTTTTTCAGTTGGAACATCGATGTAATGTTCTGCAAATAGATTGCGTAGACCTGCAATAAAATCTTCTGTGAGTTCAGCACGGAGACCGGACTCAATTGCAATTTCGTTATCTGCCAACCACTGCTCAACAACATAGTTGAGGTAGTCATCTACTTTAGTAGTTAAGTCGGCTTTGATTTCTGTAACTGCTTCTTCGAGCATTGAGGCATATTTTGTCTCAACTTCTTCTTCAATTTGTTGAACACGGTCTAATACACGAGCTTCAAAAATTGTAGCAGCTTTGGATTTGAATTCTTCAGAAATGGTAGAATCGTCAGAAAATAATGCATCAATATCTTCTTTCATTTTCTTCTTCATCATTTCTTTCTTTTCGTCATCATGCATTTTTTCAGCAATGATTTCTTCATCTTTTTGCTCATCTTCTTCTGCCATTTTTTTCATGGCATCTTGCTTGTCAGCTGAAGCAGCAGATGGTTTTGTTGTTGGAGCAGTTGCACTCTTAGCGGCCTTAGTTGCATCGATTTTGTTAGAATCGTCATCCGGCTTGTTATTTTGAGGAGTAGGACCGCCTAGGTCTACTGCATCAGCACCTGCTAATTTTTCTGGTGGCATAGCTGGAGCTGATTTCTTGCTTCCTGCAAGAATGTCTGCTGCGGCTTCCATGAGTTTATTTGTTGCCATTAGGAATCTCCTTATGATTTCTTATTTATAAAATTAAAGTTTTCTGAGGTAATTTTCGAACAGTTTTAGAGCAGTTTCCTCTATTTGGCTTTTGGAAGCTCTCTGAATTGTCTTTTTAAAACGGTCGTGGTCTGCTTCTACAAACTTTCCATCAACCATCATCCATTCTTTGTTTTCCATAATACCGTTAACAAAGGCACCCGGTGCTGATGGATCCGCAACAATGTCTGCGGCAGTCGCAAGGCGCAAGTCATCTTGAACCAAATTGTATCCTTCTCTAGTTTGAGTTAAAGAACCCAAAGCTCTTGAAGAAACGCCAACCTGAATATCGTTATCGATAAAGTTTTTTACAATTTGTCCGTATGGTGTTTCAAGAATTAGTGCTTTACCGTAAAATGAATTACCATCTTCTTTGAGAGACACAATTTTATGTGATACTCTTTCAAGGTTAATAGATGGCGTATCTGGATGTCCTAATTCACCCAAAGCACGGTTTGTATCGATGAATTCTTCTGTATAACGCCCAACTTCTCGGCGTAATGTATCCATCTTATACATGCGATTGTTTTTGTTGACCTGTTCGCCAACAAGGAAAGTTCCTTCAATGAAAAGTTTCTTTTTACCGTTTTCTGTTGCTTCGGTAAGATACTTTACATTATCGATTGTTTCGGTAATAAGTTTCATTTTACAATCCTATTAATGCAGGGTCAAATGTGGCAGTCTTACTTACTGTCAATAAAAGAGTGCCACCTGTACCTGAATTTGTTACGAAAATGTTTGACGATGAATTATTTGCAATCGAAATGTCATATTGTGCCAAAGGCCAATCTACATTACCACCACCAGTTAAATCTATCACCAAAACAGCTGTTTGAGCAGTATTAGCATTATTACCACGATATATTTTCCATGCACCATCTGATTGTGCAGATATATGTGTAATTGAAGCATTAGTAATAGTTTCGTCACTACCAGTTGATAGTGTTGATAAATTAATTGGCGTTGCAGTATTACCGACAACACGGATAACCGATTTACTTCTTTTGTTGTTAATAATTTCGTATGGCATTTTATCTTAGTCCCATTGATGCACGCCTACGCATTGACATTTTTCTTTTCAACATCGTGCGGCGTAATTTAGCTCTTCTAGTTGTTTTCCAAGACCGTTTTAATAAACGAGCCTTTCTTAATCTTTCTGTTGCAGGTATTCTTTTTACGGTGTTACCTGAAATTCTATAACCTTTAATACCAGAGCGTCTGCGATTCTTTTGAACCACAATACGACCTTTTGCGTTTCTTCTAATTCTACGGCGAACTTTTGTAATTCTACCTTGCTTGATAAGATTTGGATTTCTTTTCTCATCAAGTTGTTCTTCCACTTCTTCAAACATGTCGGCTACAACATAACGCTTTGCTTCTTCTAAGCGTTTTGTTGTAATTTCTTTTAGACGGTCACAACAAAATTGTTTTGCTTCGTCTAATTTACCGGTAATAATTAAATCTATTAAATTCATTTTGCTCTACTAAATGCAAAGTCAGATGCTTTAACTAAATGTGCAGGTGATTTGTGAACCATATCTGCAAATTTCTTTTTGTTATCATCATTTAAAGCTTTATGAACTTGCGTAATAGCAGAGGCAGTGAAGTGGTCTACCTTGCGAGTTTGACCATTTCCAAATTTAACTGTTTGTGCCTGTTTATCAGAAACGATTTTATGGAGTTTATCTATAACAGCTTCTTCCAGTTCCGTTTCTTCTGCTTGAACAGGCGCATCAATACCACCACCATAAGGTATTGAAAAATATTTGTCTAATTTCTGATTGTAGTAAAGTGCAATCTTTGTATTGTTAGGATACAAACGAATAGACTTACGCTTTAATACAAGCACAAATGGTGGGTCATTATTTAAATCTAATGCCTCATCAAGTTGAATACTCTCAACTTGTTTTTCATCTTCTTCACGAACCGCTTGTCTAGTTTTTTGAAAAATCTGTTTATTGTTGCTAATTATATCTATCATGCGATTAAAAAGATTACGCATGATTTCTCTGTCAGCATTATTAAACTGAGGACGCTCTTCGGTCATCTTATCTAAAATGCGATGAATTCGTGCAAGTTGTGCCTTATTAGCTAAACCTGCACGAACTAACATGTCGAACTTTGAATAGTCCGACTTTTCTTCTTCTACAAGTTGTCTAAATTCTTGTAAATTTATCATTCAGCTTCTGTTTCAGTTTCTTCGGTATCCTGAACTTCTACTTCTTTACCTGTAAATAAAGACTGTGCAAGTTCTGTTTTTTTGGCATCAAGTGCTTCAAATGCACGGGTGGAAAGAAGGTCATTTAAACTTTCTTTGGCTCCAATTGCATTTCCAGTTGCAACGCTATTAATAAAATTTGAAACATCCATATTAATCTCCTTTAACGCCTATTTAGTATCGCTGAATACTTTTCTACATCTGCATCCAGTTGTGGAGTAAGTGATTCAGAAGCACCGTTATCGGCAGTATTATCTTCAGGTGGGTATTGTTCAGGACTCACCTCAGGTGCTTGACCTGGTTGTTGTATTGGACCGCCAGTTCCGTTTTCTTCTTCTTGTTTAATCTGTTGGTCAATTTGTGCAATTTCTTCTTTAGTTTGTTGAAGAATATTTCTACGAACCCATTCAGCAGAATAGTAACGACCAACATATGGGTCAACTGTGGTTAATGTTTGAATACGAGATTGCAACAATTCTGCATCACGCAATTCAGTAAAGTTATTATCTTTTACATAATCGTAATAGATATCTTCTTTAAATTGGTCCCATTCTTCTCTGGTACAAATGCCTTTAAGAACACATTGTTTTTCCAATGCATGGTCAAAAATTTGTGAAAACTTGTTACGGAGACGAATAATAAATTTATTAAATTTAACTTCATCACGGGTAACTTCAGTTGTTCTACCAAGACCAATCATACCACCTTGTTGTGGTTCTAAACGAGAGATTGGTACATTCAAAGACTGTAAAAGTTTTTGACGGAAGTATTTTACATCTTCTAATTCGCCAAGATTTTGACCTGCGGGCAATGTAGTAATTTCTGTACCTTTACCACCTTCACGGCGAGGTAACCAAAAATCTTCAAGCATTGACATGTGTTTACGGTCATCACGGATTTCTCCAGTAGAAGAATCGTAAACAACTTTATTCTTATACTTAATCATCACATCACGAAGATACTGTTCGGCTTTACCTTTTGGTAAATTACCAACATCAATGTAGAATACACGGCGTTCTGGTGCTCTTGATAGTCGGTAAATAACTACCGCATCTTCAACCATACGCAATTGATTAAGTGGTTTAATTGCTTTGTGTATATACGAAATAACGAATGTATTTTTTGCATCCATTAAACCAGAGTTTACATTGATAATTGAATCTGGTGCAATTCTCAAACCTGCATTTACACTTGCAGAATATGTTTGAGTGGTCGTACCTTTATCTGAATAGACATAGTATTCTGCAATAGACTGAATAATATTTGCACCAGTCTTTGGATCACGACCTTTTACTAATTCACGCACTTTACGAATCTTGCGTGGGTCAATATATCTAAGTTCTTGTATACCTTCTTTTGGATTCGATTCATCTACTACAACATGGTAGTAAATTCTTCCATCAATATACCATCTTTTGAAAAGGTCATCGGAAAGATTACCAAAGTTAAGCATTTTGAGAACGGTCTCAAATTCTTCAATAATCTTTTTCTTAACTGTTTCTGGTTGTTTTAATTTATCTAAAACAATGTTGACTGTTCGACCTGTAACATCGTGTGTAATTGCTTCATTGACGATATCATCAATTGCCATCTCTAATTCAGGATGGTTTGCCATTTCACGATAACGAGTGATTAATTCGAGTTCGTTACGAACCGCACCCTCTAAATCGACATAAGTGCCGTAATAAGGGTTAGATGTGATGGTAACTGCACCATCATCCATCGCTTCATTTGGAAGTGCGAAAGAAGGTTGTTCAGGTGATTGAGCCCGAACAATGTCTTGTTTACCTAGGGTGAAGCCAAAGAGTTTAATTGCCATTAAAAATCATCCTAAAAAAATTGAAGAAAGGCCGAAGCCTTTCTTCTTACACAACACCGTCTGCTACTGATTCCCACCATTGATAGGTGAGAGTTACAGAAAACTCCTCAATTGCATCATTTGAACCCCAATCAACATCAATAGGTGTGATATCGGTTGGGAATAAACCTACAAATTTATATTTCTTTAAATTGTTACCTTGTTTACCAAACTGTGTAACATCACCATCAACTGTGTAACCTAAAGGTGCTAAAGCAATTGGATTGCGGATATTAAGGTTGTGAGAATTAATACCATTCATCCATCTTTCAAAAGCATTGCGAACTGAAAAATCTTCGTCATTAATAACGGTGATTGTCCAATCGGCAAATGTTCTGTTGCCAGCAAACTTTAATTCACGACCAAAGTATTGAACAGGTACTACACCAATTGTTGCACCTGGTAACTGAGCAGTTTTACACATGAATGTTAATTTTGTTTGTGCATTTCCTGGCGCAGAGAACGCAGGAAATGGCATAGAAACTTCAAACAGATTAGGACGAGCACCGTCACCAACCATCTGACTTCTAAAATCGTTTACATTAAATGCCATTTAATTATCTCCTGTTTCTCTATTTATTAGAACTTCCCAACTACTTCATCGAAGCTTACGCCTGTGCGAACCGCAACGAAGTTGAGTTGGATAAAGTTGATTGAGCGTGCAGGTTTAATGTAGATATCACCGATAAATTCATTGCGGTCGATAACTTCACCAGTATTATTGGTTTCGTCACAAACTACACGGAAGTCGGTAATACCACGGCGACCTTGAACATCACGCAAGAATGGTTCTACTAATGAAACAAACTGCGCTCTGGTGAATTGGTCGTTAAATTCAAACAATGAGAAACGAGCCGCACGAGCAATTGATTTCTCAAGCACAATGAATAAACGGCGAACATTGATGCGGTCAAACGCAGATGGTTTGCTTTGCAATGTTTTGTCACCAAACAGAACTGTACCTTCGCCTTGGAATGTAACAACAGGATTAATACCTTTTACATACAAGGTGTCACGGTCAGTCTTAGTTGGGTTGTATGCCAACTTAATAATGTTTTTGATGATACCACGATTTAAACCACCTGGTGAGAACCATGGGTCTCTCTCTTGGTCTGTTCTTGCACATAGACCTGCAATATCACCATTTAAAGGAACCCAACGATATACATCGTTATACTTGTCGTATTGATATTTCCAGTTACCATCTAACACGGCATAAGAAGTTGAAGTCAATGTATCACGGTATGTAACTGTGTCAGTAGCTTCGTCACCAGCATTGTTTACAACATCTGCTCTTTCTGGTGATAAGAAAACCAAGCAATCTTTGCGTGATTCTGCCATTGAAATGAGACTGTCCGCAAGTGTCTGACCAGAAGGACCTGAAATGACTAATGAAATGTCAACAGAGTCGGCATTGTCAAATGAATCGTATGCAGTCACCACATTGGCAGTTGAAACATTACCATCGGCACCATTTGCAAGTGATACTGTTACATTGGCAGTTAGATTTGCAAATGCAATTGATGAATTACCACCCCAATTTGTACCTGTGGTTGGGTGATCCATCCATTGAATGTATTTGGATTGTGATGCAAGAACATTCTTGTAAAAGGTTGAATTGCCAGAATCGTCTTTTGCATCAGCAGCTTTAGAAGCAAATGGGAATACTTCAAGAACTGTATTTTTAGTTCCTGTAAATTTACCATCTTCATCGATAACAATCATATGAA